GGTAAGAACATTCCTCTCGAATGTCTTTCTTTTGATAGAGATGAAGAGCGTTTCAACAACAAGGAAAAAGATTGGGTTCGTGAATATTATCCAGATCTGAAGTGTGGCTGGAGCTACGCAATGCAGTGTCTGCATAATGGAGAACTGAAAGTTTTCAATCTCAAGAAGAAGCTGTTTGAGCAGATTATGACTGCTGCAGAAGATCTAGGAGATCCTACTGATCCAGAAACTGGCTGGGATGTTAAATTCAAGCGAGTAAAGACTGGCCCTCTGCCTTACAATGTAGAGTACCAAGTACAGGTACTCAAGTGTAAGTCTCGTCCTCTTGACGAAGATGAACGAGCACTTATTGTTGATCTGAAGTCTATGGATGATGTTATGCCCCGTCCGACTCCAGACGCACAAAAAGAGCTACTCGATAGAGTACGAGAAGGCGTTAGTGATTCAACTAATGTCGATGAAGAAGCACTAGAGAATGAGTTTAATATTGCATGATTCTTTTTACAGCAGACTGGCACATCAAACTGGGACAAAAAAATGTCCCAGTTTCTTGGGCTATAAATCGTTACAATACTTTTTTTGAACAGATTCACAGTCTGGAAAAAATGTGCAATATGCATATTATTGGGGGCGATCTTTTTGATCGCTCTCCTTCTTTAGAAGAATTAGAACTTTATTTTTCTTTTATAAAACATGTTAAGGTTCCAACAGTAATTTATGATGGAAACCATGAAGCTACAAAGAAAAATAAAACTTTTTTTACTCAGTTAAAAGAAGTGAGTAGAGAAGTAAATCCTTTAGTACAGGTAATAGATATTTCATATATAGATAATGATACGGGCTTTAGTATTTTACCGTATGCAGAACTACATAAGAAAGATATTATAGATCATTTTCCTAAGCACTATCCGTTGTTTACTCATGTTCGTGGAGAAATTCCTCCTCATGTCAAGCCAGAGCTGGACTTAGACTTGCTAGAGGATTTTCCAGTTGTCTTTGCAGGCGACCTACACGCACACAGTAATACCCAACGAAATATTGTATACCCCGGGAGTCCAATGACGACTTCTTTTCATAGAAGTAGAGTATCTACAGGATACTTACTTATAAATGAAGAGGACTGGTCTTGGATATGGGAGCCTTTTGACCTTCCACAATTGATACGTAAAACCGTACAAAGTGAAGAAGAAATGGTTCCTACTGACTACGATCATACAATCTACGAAATAGAGGGAGATATACAGGATTTAGCAGAGGTAAAAAACTCAGAGCTATTGGATAAAAAAGTAGTAAGACGAAGTACCGAAGCAACTCTCTTACTAGAAAAAGAAATGACAGTACAAGAAGAATTAAGTGAATACTTACAATTTGTACTAGAAATAGAAGAAGCAAAGATACCAGAAATTATAGGAACTTTTAATGATTACGCTTCAAAAGTTACAATGGAATAACTGCTTCAGTTATGGACCCAATAATGAAATAGACCTGGATGGGCAAACAGTAACACAAATTCTTGGAACTAATGGAATGGGCAAGTCGTCCATTCCTCTTATTATTGAAGAAGCACTTTACAACAAAAATTCAAAAGGAATTAAAAAAGCAGACATTCCTAATCGTTATTTAAATAACGGTTATGATATCGTATTGAATTTTACAAAAGACGACGATGTATACAAAATTACTGTAAACAGAAAGTCAAACATCAAGATAAAGTTTGAAAAAAATGGAGAAGATATTTCTAGCCATACGGCTACAAATACCTATAAGTCCATTCAAGAAGTTATTGGAATAGACTTTAAAACATTTTCTCAATTGGTTTATCAAAATACAAACGCTAGTCTACAATTTCTTACAGCTACAGATACTAACCGTAAAAAGTTTTTAATTGAGCTATTAGCTCTTGAAAAATATGTAGAACTGTTCGAGATATTTAAGGCTGCTTCCAGGGATGTGTCTCTTCAAATTAATAGTATTGACAGTCAGGTAAAAACGATTGAAAAATGGTTGCAAGATAACAAATTGAGTGATACGAATGTACTTCCCATGTTAAATATAGAAATTGACACGGAAAAAGAAGAGAAAGAATTCCGATTTTTATCAAAAGAAATTGAAAATATTTCCGAAAAAAATAAAAAAATTTCTAAAAATAATCAGTATATCGAACTGTTGAAATCCATAAATTTAGCAGAAGCACAAAACTGTAAAATTACTAACAAAGTATCATATGATGATCTACAAACAGAATCTGGAACTCTCAGCGGGGTCGTAGCGGGGTCTAAAAAACTTTTAGATAAGTTAAATAAGCTAGGAGATCACTGCCCCACGTGCGAGCAAGATGTTGACTCTGAGTTTAAAGAAAGTCTAATTGTAGCAGAATCAAGAAAAATTTCAGAAGCAAGGGAAAGACAGGATGAAATTGCCAGAAGAATTACAGAAGTTAAACGAGACAATGCAGAGTACGATCGAGCCCGTTCTATCGAAAGGGAGTGGGAAGAAATTTACAGAAGCATTGACCGAGATCTCCCAGTGGCCTTACTGGACAAAAACGAGCTGGAAGAGCGCTTGGCTAGAGTACGAGATGACTTGGGCCGAAGAAAAAGCGAAGTGGCAGATGCAGCGAAAGAAAATGAAAGAAGAACAAGACACAACACCCGAATCCAAGTAATTCAAGAACAAACAGAAGAGTTCTTATCGCAGCTAGAAAAAGCAACAAACGAATTAAAAGAAATTTCTGTTCTTTCATCGAATTTAGAGCTGTTAAAAAAGTCTTTTAGTACAAATGGCCTTCTTGCATACAAGATAGAAAATCTTGTAAAAGAATTAGAAGAGCTTGCAAATTATTACCTAGCGGAACTTTCTGACGGAAGATTTACGCTAGAGTTTGTTGTTACAAATGATAAGCTAAATGTTCAAGTAACCGACAATGGAAATATTGTAGATATTCTTGCACTCTCTAGCGGAGAACTCGCAAGAGTAAACACAGCTACTCTAATTGCAATACGCAAACTTATGAGTAGTATATCAAAGTCAAGAATCAATGTATTATTTTTAGATGAAGTAATAAATGTTCTTGATGAGAACGGTCGAGAGAAAATGGTAGAAGTATTACTCAAGGAAGAGTTAAATACTTATATTGTGAGTCACGGGTGGAGTCACCCACTGCTTGAAAAAATCGAGGTAATTAAGTGCGACAACGTCAGCAAACTAGAGTACTAAATAGACAACTATCACAGCGCAGACAATGGAGTTTACAAGAAGAAGAAAATGAAGAAAGTAATAATTTCAGCCCTGAAGGCGAAGTACTTCGGTCAGATCGAGGAAGCCCGGGCAAATATAGAGATATATCTGGAAAACCCAGTTGGTATTGGAGAGCACCCCGAAATAATCGACGCAATTGATACCCAGATATCCAAATTAGCAGAAGCTCAAGAGAAGTTTCAAGCACTAGAAGAACTTGACAATGGTCGACAGTAGAGCAAAAGGAGCGCGGGGAGAATATTTAGTACGAGATATGCTAAGAACTGCAACTGGATTACAGTTTGAGCGAGTTCCTGCGTCGGGAGCATTAGAGTATTTAAAAGGCGATTTGTATGTTCCAAATGAAAAAAATCGTTTTTGTATTGAAGTAAAAAACTACTCTGATTCGCCCCTTTCAGATAAAATATTTACCGCGAAAAAAACAAATAATCTTATAAGATGGTGGAAAAAAATACAAGTACAAGCGGAAGGAGGAGACCAAGAACCTCTTTTATTTTTTAAATATAATCGTTCGCCCGTATTTGTAGTCACACATTTACAGCCAAAGCAAACAGAAGATTGGATATACATACAGTTTTTAAATTGTTTTGTTCTTCTTGCTGAAGTTTGGCTAGAATCAGAAACAGTGGAGTTTTTAAAAAATGGGATTCAGTTTCAATGAAAAGCTTGAGTCAAACTCAACGCTAATTGTAGACGCCCTGAACTTAGCTTTTAGATGGAAGCACCAAGGAAGAACAGACTTTCGATATGACTTTGATAGAACAATACAAAGTTTAGCAGTATCTTACTCATGTAGTCGTATTATAGTTGCATCAGATTGGGGCTCCTCTTCTTATAGAAAAATTATAAGCGATAAGTA